TGCTCATGGCCCAACGTTGAATCAGACTCGCCCGGAATTGAAAAGCGACTATCCAGACAGGCTCCTAGGTAGAATATTTTCGATTGAAGCTGGCTTGGCGCTTACCTGGTTAGCAATTCGGGCCGTCGTCATGAGCAGTCCAAACTTTATAGGCGACAGTGCGACTCAACTGCGAAGGCGACTTCCGCAACGAAGATTCCATGAACTGCTGGACTTAGAACACGCTGGCTACCGCTACACTGTCGGTCTCGGTTTCTTCGAGACGGGTGGACTCGCCGAGATTTTTATTAATGTCCCCGGACGAAGCGGAAGCGCAATCGAGGCTGTGGCCCGCGATGCGGCGATACTCACGTCGATCTGCTTGCAATACGGAGCGTCGGTAGCAACCATCCGGCACGCGCTAACGCGAAACAGCGATGGAAGTGTGGGCGGACCTCTCGGGGTTGTCCTGGATTTGCTTGCTCCAGCTTCGGATCGACCAGGAGATTGATTATGTGCTTTGGTAGCGTAATTCTTCGCAATCATTCGAAGAAGCGCGCGCTACCGACCGGAGCCGCTGTCAGCTAAAATCATTCGGTGGGAGCCGTACTTGGCGCTTACAACCGGAAACGATGCAGATGTCCATCACCGAGGTCGCTGATGCAGAGCAGGTGATCAGACCGGCGGCCAGCGTGGGCTACGACTTTCCACCCGCGCACAGTCGGATCAAACAGGGGAAATCCGGAAATGCCATCAGTTGGCCCGCCGATCATGTTGAGCGCTGGCCAACGGAACGGCTGATCTCGTATGCCCGGAATGCGAGGACCCATGATGCAGAGCAAGTCGAACAGATCGCCGCCTCCATCCGGGAGTGGGGCTGGACTAACCCCGTACTCGTAGCTGAAGACGGCACTATCATCGCAGGCCACGGGCGCGTGCTGGCAGCAAAGAAGCTGCGCATCAAGGAAGTGCCTGTCATGGTCGCTTCGGGCTGGAGCGATGCACAGAAGCGCGCCTATGCCCTGGCTGAGAACAAGCTGGCTCTCAACGCAGGCTGGGATCTGGCGCTGCTGAGCCTCGAGCTGAACGAACTTGAAAAACTTGGATTTGAACTGGACCTGACCGGCTTCGATATTGATGAGAGAGCGGCGCTTACGGCGCCATCGACTGAAGGCCTCACCGATCCCGATGCCGTGCCAGACCTGCCGGCCGAGCCTGTGACTCGGATCGGTGACGTTTGGGTTCTGGGTCGCCATCGGCTGTTATGTGGTGACAGCACCTCGCCACAGGACGTGGAGAAGCTGCTGGCGGACATCAAACCGCACTTGATGGTCACTGACCCCCCTTATGGCGTGAGTTATGACCCGGCTTGGCGAAAGAGGGCCGGCGTCAACCTCAATCCGCTTAAACTCGGCAAGGTGACAAACGACGATCGCGCGGACTGGCGGGAAGCTTGGGCATTGTTTCCGGGCTCCGTCGTATGTCTGGCATGCCGGCCGGCACACGAGCGAGGTGCAACAATCACTTGAGGCTTCTGGCTTCGAGATGCGGTCACAGATCATCTGGGCCAAGGATCGCTTTGCGCTTAGCCGCGGCCACTATCACTGGCAGCATGAACCATGCTGGTACGCCGTGCGTGGAACGTCTGTGGCGCATTGGAGCGGCGACCGCAAACAATCAACCCTTTGGAACGTCCATGCGCGCGACGATGATGGGCACGGCCACGACACCCAAAAGCCGGTGGAGTGCATGAGGCGGCCGATGGAGAACAACTCGTCACCGGGCCAGGCCGTCTACGAGCCTTTCAGCGGCTCAGGGACCACCATTATTGCAGCTGAGATGACCGGACGCGCGGCGTATGCCGTCGAGATCGATCCGGCTTACGTCGATGTGGCGATACAGCGCTGGCAAGCATTCACCGGGCAGGCAGCAGTCCTTGATGGTGACGGTCAGTCATTCACAAGCGTAGCCGAGGCGAGGAAAGCAGTTTCCAGGTGAGCCGGCGCGCGCACAGCCCCGATCCCAATCAGCGCCGCCAGGTGGAAGCGATGGCGGCGTATGGGATACCTGCAGCGGATATCGCGAGGGCGCTCAGCGTCGATGCCAAGACGCTTCGCAAGCATTACCGGGACGAACTGGATCTCGGCGCCACCAAAGCCAACTCTCAAGTTGCGAGTTTCCTGTTCACTGCCGCCAAATCCGGCAACGTGACCGCCCAGATCTTCTGGTTGAAGACCCGCGCGCGTTGGAAAGAACCTGCTGCCGAGCACAAGCACTCGGGATCCCTTGGAACATACGACATGACGAAGGTGTCCGATGCCGATCTCGCCCGCCTCGAGTCCATCCTCGCTCCCGTTGCCGACGCTGGAGCAGATCCGGGCGGAACGGGCTCGGCGTGAAGCCGAACGCGAACTACAGCGCAAGAGCGAGCAAGCAAGCACAAGCCACCCGAGAGCGTTGCATGTCGCTCGTCGGCTTTGTCCGCGAAGCCTGGCATGTGCTTGAGCCGAACTCAGCCTACGTGCACGGCTGGCACATCGAGGCGATTTGCGATCACCTTGAAGCCATCACGGCAGGTCGGCTCAACCGGCTTTTAATCAACGTCCCGCCAGGCATGATGAAGTCGTTGCTGGTCAGCGTGTTCTGGCCGGCATGGGAGTGGGGACCGCGGGGGCTCGCTTCCCTGAGGTACCTGGCCTCTTCGTATTCGGAGAACTACGTCAAACGCGACAGCCGGCGCATGCGCGACCTCGTCGCGAGCGAATGGTACCAGGATCTGTGGGGTGACAAGGTCCGGCTCGTTCGTGCGGGCGAGCTGTCCTTCGCCAATGAAGCCACGGGATTCCGCGAGGGTGTGCCGTTCCCGAGCCTGACCGGTGGGCGTGGCGACCGTGTCATCATCGACGATCCCCATTCAACGGAGACGGCGGAGTCGGAAGCCGAACGGGCGCGCACGGCGCGCATCTTCCGCGAGTCGGTGCCGACCCGCTTGAATGATCCCGCTACCTCGGCAATCGTGATCATCATGCAGCGGCTGCATGCCAACGACGTATCCGGCCTCGCATTGTCGCTCAAGCTCGGTTACGACCACCTTTGCCTGCCAATGGAGTTCGAGGCGAGCCGGCGGTGCCGCACCAGCATCGGCTTTGAAGATCCTCGCCTGGAAGAAGGCGAGCTGCTTTTCCGGGAGCGGTTTCCCGCCGACGTGGTGCAGCGGGATAAAGTGCCGCTCGGACAGTACGGAGTGGCAGGACAATTCCAACAGCGGCCGGCTCCGCGAGACGGCGGATTGTTCAAACGGGCCTGGTTCGGCGAACCCGTCCTCGCAGCGCCTCCTGGAACGCGCTGGGTGCGCCACTGGGATCTTGCCGCATCGAAGAAGCGGGGCAGCGGCATCGGTCAGGCGGCAACCGCCGGCGTCAAGCTCGGTCAAGCCCCGGATGGCGCCTTCTACGTCGGTCACGTGCTGCGATTGCAGGATGAAGGTCACGAGGTGCGCAAAGCTATCCGCTCCACCGCGGCAGCCGACGGCGTTCAGGTGGAGGTGAGTTTGCCCCAGGACCCCGGCCAAGCCGGCAAAGTGCAGGCGAGCGATTTGGTTGCGATGCTTGCCGGCTACGTCGTTCACGCCGAACCGGAGACCGGTGACAAGATCACAAGGGCAGAACCCGTTGCGGCTCAAGCCGCGGCAGGCAATTTGCGCTTGGTAAAAGGCGACTGGAATGAGGCGTTCCTCGACGAACTGGGTAACTTCCCCTCCGGCTCTCACAAGGATCAGGTTGACGCCCTTTCAGGAGCGTTTGGTCGGTTGCTGAAGCGAACCAACAGCATATTCTCAATGCCGCTAGCCGAGATCGGTTGTGAACCCTTCGCGATTCCGTCGCACTGGCCCCGCGTATATGCGCTCGATCTCGATTGGCAGCGTGTCAGTGCAGTTTGGGCGGCCTGCGATTCAGAGAGCCAAGTAGTTTATTTATACAGCGAGTATAGCGCCCGCCGCGCAGAGCTTGCGATCCACGCCGAGGCCATTCGTTCGCGCGGCAAGGACGTCCCCGGCTTCATGAACCCGGTGGCCCGCGGTCGCAGTCAAGAGGAGGGCGTCCAACTGATCAACGAGCTGTGGAAGCGGGACCTCTCGTTGATGGCCTCGTCTCAGGCGCCTGAAGTAAGCCTCGGCGAAATGGCAAACCTTTTGGGTGCTCAGCGCCTTCGCGTCTTCAACACGCTGATCGGCTGGACGAGCGAATATCCGCTTTACCGTCGCGACGAGAAGGGCCGCCCGAACGACGACGAGTGCCCGCTGGTGGCCTGCACAGCGCTACTGGCGCCGATTGCACCAGGACTATCGCCGGAGGATGACTCCGCAAGGGACGACGGACTGTGGGCCAACCAGGGCCGCTCTGCATTCACTGGCTACTAACAAAATCTGGCTACTAACAAATACGATTGAATGCGAAGCGCCGACTGTGCTGCTGCAACATGAAAAGAGCAATTACATTGCTCTGGATTGCGCTACGACCAAACCGCATACGGTGGTATGGCGTTTGTATGGAGCGCGCGATTGCTTACCTCAGAGTTTCAACTCAGCAGCAGCAACGCTCCGGTCTTGGC